GCTGCTATAGCTCAGTTGGTAGAGCGCATCCTTGGTAAGGATGAGGTCTCCAGTTCGAATCTGGATAGCAGCTCCAGTCTGAAACACCTTGGAGTCCAAAGACTTCAGGGTGTTTTGTTTTGTGCAAAAGAGCAGGTTCCCCTGATTTTGCTGAATTTGTAAAATAAACGCAAGAGAAAACGCAAGAGAAATCTTAGCGGATTCTCTTGCGTTATTTTTTTGCGCATTTTTCAGGAAAGCGAGGGAACAGGAATGGCAAAACACATGACGCAGGATGACCGCAAGGTGCTGGAAGCTCGGTACAATGCCGGACAGAGTGTTGCCGGAATCGCCAGGGCGATGAGCTTCAACTATTCCACCATCTATAAGGAACTGAAGCGCGGCGACACTGGAAAGATGGATGCCAATGGTCGCGCAGGATATAGTGCAGAGCTTGGGCAGCAGCGGTTATACAACGCAAAGCAGCGGTTCAGGTATCGGGCGGATTGCCCGGCGGAGTAAGGCATGGGAGAAGTGTTTAAGCTGAACCATTGCTATAACATGGACTGCCTGCCGGCAATGGAACTGTTCCCGGATAATTATTTTGATTTGGTGGTTGTGGATCCACCGTATTTCTCTGGCCCGGAACGCAGAGGATTTTACGGATCAAAAGTCAGCAAAATAGGCGTACATCGTGACTACCCCGTCTCTCCTGCTTGGAGTAAACCAGAGCCGGAGTATTTCAAGGAGCTGTTTCGAGTGTGCCGCCACTATATTGTATGGGGCTGCAACTATTTTGACTACCAGTTTTCTACCGGACGGATCGTGTGGGACAAGTGCAATGGAAATTCTAGCTTTTCAGATTGCGAGATTGCGGCGACAAATTTGTTTTCCTCAGTGAGAATGTTCCGGTATATGTGGTCCGGCATGATGCAGGGAAAAAGCATCACAGAAGGCGACACCATGCAGGGAAACAAGAGCTTGAACGAAAAGCGAATCCACCCAACGCAGAAGCCGGTTGCTCTTTATGACTGGATTTTCAAAAACTATGCAGAGCCAGGACAGAAGATCCTTGACACCCACCTTGGAAGCGGAAGCAGCCGCATAGCAGCATATGAGGCAGGGCTCGGCTTTATCGGATTTGAAATTGATCCGTTCTATTTCCAGTTGGAAGAAGAACGGTTTTCTGAGCACACAAGTCAAACAAGCCTGTTTCACATGGAGGGAAAGAAAAAATGATTCTTGAAAAACTTCACAGAGCAATCAACAACTTCAACAAGACATTCAACTGGCGGCGCTTCCGCCGCGATGCGCTGCACCTGGGAGAAAGCCTGCTGGTGTTCGGCGTGCTGTATGGCATTTTTTCAACCCTGATCTGGGGTGTCTGCTGGCTGTTCAAAATCAATTACAATCCAGATCTCATTGCCGTTGCATGGGCAGTGCCGGTGTTGCTGGACACTTTGGTCAAAAAGGCTTATGACTGGAACAATGAAGTCCGGGACTGGGATTGAGAGGTGGGAACGACCTATGGATGAAGCAACAAGAATCTCGCTGAAAGACCAGTTCAACAGCCTTTTAGTACGGGCTATTGAGGGTAGGCGCGGCGGTATGGCACTGATGCGGGTGCTGGAAGAACTGGACTTTTACAATTCCCCGGCCAGCGCGAAGCATCACCTGAATGTCCCCGGCGGTCTGGTGCTGCATTCTCTCAATGTGGCAAGAGCTGCCCTGGAATTGTGCGACAAGATGCCGCAGTTTGCAAAATGCAATAAGGGCGCAGTCTTGACCGCCGCGTTACTCCATGACGTTTGCAAGGCTGGGCAGTACATCAAAAAGCCGGATGGCAGTTACCGTTATGAAGATAGTCACTTGATGGGACACGGTGAAGCATCCGTCAGCATTATCAAAGACTGGATTTTCTTGACCGACACGGAAGCCCTGGCAATCAGGTGGCACATGGGAGCATATAGCGGAGAGCAGGACTGGGGAACGCTCAGCAAAGTATACGACCGCTGCCCGGAAGCCCTGTGCCTGCACATGGCTGACATGATCGCAACGCACATCATGGAGGTAGAAGAGTGAGCAGAGGCACCGCCTACTATGATCTTCCGAATGGTGAGCGAATAGAACTGCCGACAACCATGCCGGATGTTGAGGAAGTGCCGGGACCCCTATGTGATGGAAAATTTGAATTGCCAGAAGCCGTAAAAGAAATGTTCAAGTGGATGGATGAAACATTCGGAACATGGGAAAGCGACTTCAGCAGTTTCAAAATCTGGATGAAATTGCGGAAAAACTTCAATCCACCGGTGCGCTGGGAAGCGGTGCAGGACAAGCGTCGAAACCCAAAGCCTTTGGGCCGAAACATCTATTTATATAAAGCAAGGAAGATCAAGAGCTTGGCAAGAAGTACACATACCAGAGTATCCCTGCACAAGGGAAAACAAAAGGGTACTGAAGAACAGTGCAAGCACACATTCAAGATAACCACAGCCCGGTGCGCGCCTTGCAGTGGTTACAACGTGGAGTGCGAGCACTACGAGAAAAACAATACCGCTGATACAAAGCATGGTTCTTCTCAACCGTGAAATAAGCAGCCCTGCACCGCAGAAGCGGGGCTGCTTTTATATGGCGCATGGCGCTTTTTCTAGGCATTGAGCGCTGCAAGCAGGGCCGGACCCTGTATGTGCCGAGTTGAGTTTTCCATGGAAGCCGGTACGGTCAGGAAATCAGCCGGCCGACATAGCGGAATGGTGCTGTACAGCAGCGTCCTCCTTTCCGTTCAAGCCCGGTGAAAGACCGGGCTGCCATTTCCGCAAAAGACGCACCCGCATGGATTTGACGGGAATGGGTGCGCCGCAGCATGAGCGTAGAAATGCCCTGTTCAATCCGCCCAGGAACAAAAGCGGTAGGCCATTGCCGTGGCCGCCCCGTCCGGCGCTCTCTTGCCGGGCGGGTCTGATATGCGGACGCATAGAGGATGCACCTGCTTCTGACAATCCCCCATGAACAGGTGAGCCAGTTCGATGCTGGCCGTCCGTGCAAGACGAGAAAAGAAGGGATGAAAGAGCTGTGAAAATTGATGTAGGAAAAATTGCTCTGGTGGCAGTCCTGATCGCTGGTGTACAGACGAATACGCTTTACCACAGAATCGACGATCTGGAATGCCAGCGAGACATCTACAAGTCCAGATACGAGGACTGGGAGGGCGTGTCGAAAGAAATTGCAGGGTATGCAGATACCCTGCGGGATTCGCTGAAAGCGCGGGACCGGTTGGATGGAAAGTTGCTAGTAGAGGATGCCGGAGACTTCCTCTGCACGGCATACTGCACCGAAAAGCGGGAGCACATCTGTGGAACAGGAACAGGAATTACCGCCAGCGGCGCGCCGGTTGAAGGAGGTGTGACGGTGGCGGCAGACCCGGACGTTTTTCCGTTCGGGACCGTCCTCTACATTGAGGATGTGGGCGTGAGAATCGTTCAGGATACCGGAGCCAGCGTAAAAGGAAAGCATCTGGATGTTGCCGTTTCCGGCAGCCACAAAGATGCACTGGACTGGGATGGCTACGGACAGCACAGAGTTTGGATCATCCAGGAGGCGGAGTAAAAATGCAGAAAGCAATCGCCATTGATTTTGATGGATGCTTATGCACGAATGAGTACCCGAACATCGGAAAGCCGATTCTGCACATTATTGACGAAGCCAAGAAACAGCAAGCTAAGGGCGCCGGGCTGATCCTCTGGACTTGCAGACAAGGAAAAGAATTGGAAGAAGCCGTTGCCGCCTGCGAAAGGTGGGGACTGCATTTTGATGCAGTCAACGAGAACTTGCCTTCCTGGAAAGAGTTCTTCAGGAACGACACCAGAAAAGTGGGGGCAAACGAATACTGGGATGATCGGGCGGTAATTGCAGATCGGACTTGTATTTTGCGGAGCGATAAATGCTTCAAGGAGAACCAGAAATGAAACTGCCAGACAAGAAGTATACGGTGATCTACGCAGATCCGCCGTGGAGTTACCGCCAGCATGGAACTGGACCCAAAAGCCGGGGCAACGCAGAACAGCACTATCACACAATGGATGTTGATAGCATCTGCGCATTGCCGGTCAGCCGGCTTACGGGGGGGGGCAGGGCTGCGCTCTGTTCATGTGGGCGACATTCCCAACCATCCCGGACGCGCTCCGGGTGATGGAAGCGTGGGGATTTACTTATAAAACCGCCGCTTTCGTCTGGATCAAGAAATATAAATCGGGAGGGAACTTTTACGGCATGGGCGCATATACCCGCGCAAATGCGGAGGTGTGTCTCCTGGGAGTGACACCGGGATTCAAGGCAAAAGAACTGGTAAAAAGTCATGCGGTACATCAGGTTATTGAATCGCCAATACAGGCGCACAGCGTAAAGCCGGATGAAGCCCGCCGTAGGATTGTTGAATTGCTGGGCGATGTGCCACGCATTGAATTATTTGCTCGCCAACACGCGCTCGGATGGGATGCGTGGGGAGATGAACTTGAGTAATTGGAGGAAAGGCATGGAAGGACTTGTAAAAACGCTGGGCATTCTGATGGTTTTGGCAGCTGTGGCACTGTGGGCGGCACTGATTTTCTTTGTGCCTGCCGCACTGATTAAGTTCCTTTGGCTTTATCTGGTGGCATGATGGACAATGAAACGCTGACACGGATTCTGTCCGCACGATTTATAACGTGTAATGAGCAGGCCCGAAAAGGCAGTAAGGGATGCACGAAAGAGTGCAAACTCTATGAGCTGCAAGAACCGGGTATGACCTGCCGGGACAGCGTCCTTCTCCACGCAGAGGAAGCAAAGAAAATTTTGAAAATAAGGTCGCACAACTCCTGACACAGGCCGCCCGCTGCGGCGGCCTTTTTTGTGAGCATGGGAACAGGCCCGGCCCGGTTCAACTCCGGGATTGCCCAAAACTGAAAGGAGAACACACCGATGCAGAGGTACTACATTTTGCTGAAAGCGACCGGCGCTGGTGGGTGGCCGGGTTGGCTGCCGTACCGGCTGGATGCGGACAGCGCCGAACAGGCTGTTGAAAAAGCCAAGGAGCAGGCCGAGAATCATTACCCGGAGTACGAAAAGTTTGAAGTTCAGGCTATCGAAATTGAAAGGAGAAGCAAATGAAGCTGGCAGCAATCGCAAAGCTCATTAAGGCAGATGGGTACTGTAAACTCTACAAAGTGTTCTATGACGACTGCAGAACCTATGATTTGTACATTGGAACCAAAACGGCAATCTTCCCGCTGACCGGATTTCCGAAGGCACAAAATGAAAGTGAGTTGGCAACCCTCCTGGGCATCAGCAAAAAGGAATGGGCAGACATCGAGTTTGATAATGACTGCCCGGATGATCTCCATCACATCGAAGGGATGGATTTGGACGACACGGCAGACGGAGAAATGGACTGCGTGACCGGAAGAATCGGTATCCGGTACTGCGGGTGTGAACTGGTTCCAATGATCGAGCCTGTTTCGGGAACGGTCGGTTTTGTGGATGCGAAGCAGATCATGCCAGTAGTAGATGAAATCCGCAAGAGCGGATATTTCAAATACTGCGCCAGGAAGATGGCGAGCGGCGGACGCTACTATGTTATCAAGGACGGAATGGTGGTGCGCGGCGCGGTGCTTCCTGTAAAGCTGGAACCTCTGGCAAAGTCTGGACTGCGTGAGCTTGCCGACATGGTGAAAAAGACTAGGGATGTTGCCGATGTGGAGGACTTGAGCGAACAGGAGAACAAAAACGATGCGTAAGACTTTGGAACTGCTGGCTTTGTCCACCTGCACTGCCGCGCTGTGCGTAACACTGACTGGGTGTGAAGCAGTCAAGGGCACAGCAAGCGGTGAAAAACCGGTCAAGACGGTATATGTTTACCTGCCGGACGGCACTTTACTGGACAAAGGACGGGCGGACAAGGTAAGTTCGTTTGCACACAATGATCGTATCGTGAAAGTCACGATTGACGGGAAAACATACGAGACCAGCTGGGCCAATGTGGTTTTAGTGGAGGAATAACGATGAGCAAGATTTTGAAAAGTGTAACCTTGGGTGATGTGAAAAATGGTGGCATCTTCAGAGCGCTGGGCAAGGAGTTTGTGAAGCTGGATGCGGACGAACACGGCTGCCTTGTACTGGCAAAGGAAATTTGGACGAGAATGCCGTTCCGTGAAGGTGACGACCCAGAATGCCCCAACGATCTGCGCCGGAGCGAGATTATGCCATATCTGGGTAACTGCCTGGCAGAGTTTACAAAGAACGGCACTCCGCTGAGTACATTCATTCCGCTCAGAATCGACCTTCAGGACACGACCGGCCAGAACGAATACGGAATCTTTGAAGTGAGGATTGGCCTGTTGACCCTGCGCGGGTACGGCAAATATTGGCGGCTGATCCCGAAGGTAGATGCGCCGTGGTGGTTGGCAACGCCTTACGGTACGCCGAATTGCTCTCCGAACGCCAGCAATTACAACAACGTCTGGTGCGTCTACACCGATGGCTCCTACGGCTACAACTGGTGCAACAACTCCTATGGTGTTCGCCCCGTTTTGTGCTTTTCCTCTGCACTCTTGGTCTCTGTCGAGGACGAAAGAGAGGCCGGGTTTTCGCTTTCCGATGTTCCGCTGGATGACCTGCTGGCCGAAATCAAGAGCCGGACGGAGGGCTAATCATGGATGCGGTAAAAAATGACGTGAAGCGGCTGGTCAAAATCGAGTTGGCCGCTGCCAATAAGAAGTTTCGGATGTTTGCTGGGCCACATGAGGGCGCGGGAATCATCCAAGAAGAAGTCGTGGAAGCTGCGCAGGAGATGAACGGTCTGCGCCGGGAACTTAACGCTATGTGGATAGGTGTTTACTCCAACAATCCGCAGATCTCCACGAAAGGCGTATACGACCGGGCTGTTGCCCTGGCCGTGGAAGCTATCCAGACGGCGGCGATGGCCCGGAAGTTTGAGCGCAGCCAACGCCGTCACTGGCCGGGAGCGAAGGAGCCGCACTATGGCGAAGGAGAATGACGCACCTACCGAAATCGAGACCATCACGCTGACCATGAGCCGCCCAGTGGCGGAGGCTGTGCAGACTGCCTGCGAGTGGTATCTGCGGCTGCACATGGGACAGTTTTGGGATCTGGCAGAAGACTTGTGCTTTGCAAAATTCTACTCGGACGCGGAAAACAATGCGTTTCAGAGCGAGGAACAGCGTAAAAACGCTTTTAATGTTGCGATAGGCCGCAGAAATACCATGCTGCTAGAAATGGAACGACTGTACAGCAGATGCGTTCTCCCGGCCCCGACCTCAGACGTAATGAAGGTGCCGTACCGGGCAGAACAGGTATGGCTTGCCATTCGCCACGCCCTGGCATGGCATGACAAGCCGGAGGGCGATCCATGGAATGTGTGCTTTGATAAGCCGCTGAACCGCAGCGACCAGCCGCAGCCGGTAGTAAAACTCAATGAAAAGCAGGAGGCAAAGAAATGAGAAAGATTTTTATGGTGGGAGCATCTGCGGCGGCAAGCGTTTTGCTGATGACGGGATGCAACAAGCAGGTAATTGATTTGACCTACGAATATTCGCAGGCACAGATTAAAATGCCGGATGGAACCGTAATTGAGGGCAAGGTGGATAGCTGGAACGATTATGAAGGCGACCAGTTACAGGTCAAAATTAACGGAACAACATATCTGGCCCATTCGTCAAACGTGGTCCTCTGGCACTGAGCAAGGGCAAAGTTCGGGATCGAGAGGAAGAAGTTGCACCCGAACCTTGAAGATTTTGAAGTTGGAAAGTTGGAGACAGTACCATGAGACAGAACGGAGCAATGTTTATCTGCAACCGGTGCAGAAAGCAGGTGTTCGCGGAACGGTTCGACGATGGTGTGTTTGACCAGAAAGCATTGGATGGTTGGGCGCTTGAAATGAGAAACATCCATGGAATCGGAGATCTGTGCCCGGAGTGCTACAAAGTGTACCGCGAAACGATGAATCGTTTTTATGAAGGTGGCCGACATGGAGGATAAGACAGATAACTCCGAGAAAAAGGAAGAACACGATTCTTTGAAACCTGCAAGGGATGCCATTGCAACTGCTATGCGGGCCGCCCAATTTGCGAAAGCGATCGGCACCCCACTGCCGAAACCACTTATTGGGAACCGCACGCCTGTCCGATTTGCCACACACTACTAGAACCGTGACGAAAGGAACACAGGATGATGGAACCTGAAAGAACCTGCTGCACCTGCCGCTGGCATGAGGGCTACACCTGGGTATGCTTCAACGGCAATTCACCGAACCGTGCCGACTTCACTGACCCGGAGGACACCTGCGAGTGCTGGGAAGTCAGAACGGAAGAAAACAGCATCGGTGACTACGAAGTAAACTAA